TCTCCAAGAATCCAGCCGGTAGGGCTTGCCGCGTCGCGCCGTGCCGATCGAAACCATGCTTCCGCCGTTAACGGTTGCTCGATTCCGTTACCATTAAAAACTAACGACTCGACAACCCATAACGGGAAAGTCTGCGCTGGTACGGCTGGCGTAACAATTGGCGTTGTCGCTGGAATATCTGCCATAACAATTCCTCCACTTAAATGCCAATTATACGCTGATTTCCAAATAACACAAATGACCGGCCACGTTTACCGCGCCGCCTAAGCTTAGGTTCAGGGCTTCGCCAGATTCCGTTTGAAATAGGCCATACGCGCCGCCGGGAGCCATAATCCCGATTGACGCCGACGCTCCACCCGAAGCCGCAAGGCTCATCGGGCCAGATAGCGCCGTCGATGCCGATTGCCATGTTGCCGTAACGGAACCCGCCGCAACGATCACATAGGAAACGACTCGAATGCGTTTACCGGCAACGGCTGCAACAATTGTGTTACCGCCGCTGGCGCTTGCGTTGATAGCTGCAAATTTCATAGTTCATTCCTTATTAGCACGGGTTGTATTTGGAAATTGTTGCATCGTCTCAATGTGCGTTTTGATTGTCATGCCAGCGTTAAAACTCCGTTAGAAAGATCAAAGTCGATAGTAAAGGTTTCGGTATCGGCTAGCGTGATCGATGATCCATAATCGTAATATCCAATCACGGAATTGCTTGCCGTCGAGTTGTAAAGAACCACATAGCGAAATGGTCCAATCGTGCCACCCGACGCGACAAACAATGAATCAGCCAGTACCAGCTTGTACGTGCCGGTTGTTTGCGACGAACTTGTCACGGTCAACGTGTTACCGCCAGCCGTATAACCGTTTGCGGCTACTGGTGCAGGGTATACGGTTGTATTCCATACCGTATCTGTTGCGGCTGGCGCTGTATTTGTTAGCGCAACTTTAAGCGTATCGCTTTGCAAATTGTGAACCTTTTCGGCAAGGTTCTCAACAAAACAATAATACTTATTAAATGTTGCCACGGTCAAACATCTCCCAATCTAATTACATTATATCGTAATGGCAGTCCCGAAAGTGCCGCCAGTTGTGGCATAAGATCACGTAATGTCTGGCTCAATCCTAATCGAGCGTAAACGACTTCAAGGTATGCGCCGTAAAAGGCTCTTTTGCGCAACCCTACGCGGATCTTACCTTCCCTCATAACGTCCTCGATCGACTTTTTTGTCATTGCAACATTGTTTTGCAAGTTGCCAGTATCCTTGCGCGGGTATTCACCTGGCATTGATCGTTGCACAACCTGCACAGTTTTTGTCGAGCCATCACGACGCAATCGATTAACGCGGATTGCGCCGACTGGCTTACTTAATCGGCGTTTGTGTTCCTCGATAAAAAATGCGGCCGCGCGCAACAGATTTTGGGCCTGCAAGCGTGTTAATCCGCGTGCGGGACCGCCAGCACTACGTGCTAACGCTTGCGCCACGCCTACGCCAATTGAGGCCATTAAACGGCAACCTCGCCATAGGTAAGATGTCCGCCCGCAACGTGAGAACCATTCAGATATAGAATAAGATCCTCACCAACTCCCGTTTGCAATACCGGCATCCCCCCGGCTGGCCAATTGTCGCCTAAGTGAATTGCCGCGCTGCTACTAGCTGACATATGCAATTGTCCGCTTAATGCGGTAGTGCCCGACTTCCAAATAAAATAATTGCTGGCCGCAGAAAACAAAATGTAAGCATAAACACGAAAACGCTTGCCGGGAATTCCAGTCAAAATAACATTATCGCCAGAGGTAGCCGTATCGATGATTGCTGTTTTCATGGACGCATCCTAGATATGCGCTGATACGGTCCAGCAAGGGATTGTTGCGCTTGTTGTAGTTTTGTTATTTGATCGGTGAGCATCGACAAATATGACGCCCACGATACCGACTGGCCATTCACGCTATAATCCGGTTTTGGATTGAGCGTGATATCCTTGATTGTCGCGGCGACTTGATTGATCGCCGTGTTCAAATCGTCAACGGCCGCCATTAGCGCGCTCCACTTTTGGATTCCGGCATCGGTGAAGATCATAATAATCGCGGTACTTTTGAGCCGCGTCGTTTTCGTCTCTCGCTTCAACGTGCAATGTCGGACAAAGCGGATAACTTACTTTGAACACGCCAAAAGCCTGCGCTGTGGCAGGCTTTTGCGTGATGCCACTCAATTTTGACATCAGGTCACTCCATTTTTGTTACAAGAATCAGTTGGTGTTACGGACAATGTGCCATGGGCTCCACACGCTAGGGATACCGCGTTCGTTGGCGAAGTAGCTGGCGACAATGCCCTTGTCGAGCATTTCATACTGGTTAGGTGCGCTTTGAGCAACCGATAGCGGGTAGTTCTGCATGTAGCGGAACGACTTGCCAGATTGGAGCATCCACCAATATTCGTCGGCGTTAGCCTGGCTAAGAGCCAAACCGCCATCAACTGCGGCCGCAGTACAAACCTGTTCAAGCAATGGGCTGGAAAGGATCTGGAATTGGCCGGAGTAAGGGTTGCTACCGGTAACACTAATGTTAAGCGGGTTGCTGGTTGTTTGTGCAGGAGAAGCGCCAGCGCCCGTTCGGCGTTCCGTGCTGGTAGCGGCGATGATCAAATTTGCGGTTGCGATTTTGGCGGGATTCACCAGAATCGTATCCGGAGTGATCAGGATACGCTTGCCAGTGCCCGGATCTTGCATACGCGCAAATCTTAGCATATCGGCCTGAAGAGCGGTCCAGTCCGTAAGAGGATTGGAAAGATCGTTCAGGTAGCCAACAGCGTTCAACGTGGTTGAGTAGGTGTTATAGGCCGTGCCAGAATAGTTAAAGCTATTCTGAGCGCCGGTCACAAGTCCGAGGATCTCCAGTTCACGACGATAACCGAGTTCTTCGCCCACGCTAGCCGCGACATTGAGAATATCGCCGGTAAGGTCGAAAAACACAGTCTCTTTGTACACGTCAACGGCCAACGCGTTTTCGCGGGTTTCTGGAGTCGTCACATAACGCTCGTTGAATTGAGCGCGCGTGTGAGATTCACCTGGCAAACGCTTTTTGGCCTTGTCGCCAATGCGGTTCACGCCAATAACCTTTTGACCGTTCAGTTTTGTCGGTTCGGCTGGACAAATCGTGTCACCGATGAAAACTGGATTCTTGAAGGCCTCGAGGATTTTTACCTCGACCAATCCGCCAACAACGCTGGTAAACGTGTTGATGTTCAAAAACGCGGTAGGATCCACGCCGATACCAGATTCGATCAGTGACCGGCTATCGGTGCCAGCTTCAACCAGCGATCGAGCCGTGGTATAGCGTCCCATTTCCCGGCTATCCGGGTTGAACAAGGTGCGCCACGTTGGGCCAACGATAGCCTCAGCCAATTCGGCAAGGCTGAAGTTTTCGGCGCGCAAATGGCGATCCTTGAGAACGCGGTTTCCAGCCATGTCCCGATGATCTGAACCGTTGGCATCGCACAAGCCAAGGCCTTGACGCATTTCTGTTAGGAAACGCCAGCGGCCGTTACTTTGCTTAACTCGCGACTCGAACAAGTCGCGCATCTTGATAACATTAATCATTTCAAATTCCCCCTTGTGATTTTGTTGTTACGATCCGATTGTCGCATACCATGCCGCGCCGTCGCAGAAAAAGATCCCGGTTTTGGTCGCCGCAACTGATCCGATGGTCGTTCCGCCAACGTTCTTCACCGTAAAAGCATGGGTAGCGGCCGCAGTGTTCACAATGTAGAACACAAGGCCTTTAGATGACGCCACGGCTGGCAAGTTCACATCACGGCCAGCCGTTGGAGTGCCGACTTGGATCGTCGCAGATCCAACGGTAAGCGTAGTTGCGGCACCAGCGGCCAAAGTACCAGGGCCAACAATTTGAGCTTGGCCCAAAGCGCGGACGTTTGGATTGGCAAAAGCAATTTGATTTTTGCCTAGCAACCGAACGCGTACCGTAGTTGTTGCGCTGGAATATTTTTGAACAACATAACCAATTGCAAGGTTAGGTTGCGAAACAGCAACAACCGCTTGATCACTAATAGCGCCAACGGCTGCCGCACCTGAAGATACCACGCCTACCAGATCGCCAACTTCAAAAGTTGCGCTGGCGCAATCGGCTTCGTAAATTACGTCGGTTGCAATCACGATACCGGTGATTGGAAAGTCCGGATAACCGGTTGTCGTTTGGGCCGAAATACGACCTTGTTGCGATGCGCCGACAAATGATGCGGCGATCGTGGCCTGATCGATCAGCGCAGTACCAGAACCGGTAGCGGCCGACAATGGAACAGCCGCAGTACCATTCCAATACAACAGATCGCCGATGGAAATGGTTGTGCTGGCTGGCACGTTAAGAACGGTTGTGACAACCGGTCCGGGGAGAACAAACTTAGATCCGCCAAAAGTCGATCCCATTTCAAAACTCCTTAAATAATTATGTTAGGAACGCAACCATGCGAACATATCTGATCCAGCGGGAATCTTTGATTCCGCGATTGGAGCAATGTAGCCGGATGATTTTGGCTTGCTTGACTTTTGAGCCAATGCAATCCTACGGACTTGTCGTTGAGCCGCTTCTTTTGGCAACAGTGCCAAATCAGAAACAAGCGATTCTGTTAGAGTGATGCCAGCTTCGTGGACAAGCTTTGCGACATATGCCCGGCTTTCCATGGACTTTTTGTCGTTTTTCTCGTCCTTCTTTTTGGCGTCCGCTCCATAGCCATCGCCTTCCATGGCCTTTTTTTCGTCATCTTCTGAAGGTTCTTCGGATGGAACTTCTTCCTGTTCGTCAATTTCGGAATCGTCAGATTGGCCGTACATGGCGTCAACGAGTTCCACCAGGGCTTTTACCTTGCTGGAGGTATCGCCTTCGCCGCCGATGATTTCAGCGGCTTTTGCGCCGAACTCAGCGTTGTCGGCTTCCATGGTTTTCTTTGGCTCTGGTGCCATCATATCGGCTTCCATCTTCTTCTCAGGTTCCATTGCGGGCTCCTTTTTGATGCTTTCGCTTAGTGATTTTGTTGTTGCCGGATCGGCCACAACATCAACATGACGGACTTCCACAATCTTTGAAACTACAAAAATACCGTCTTTTTCGTCGCCTTCGCCTTGAGCGTTATGTGATAGGCCGAAAGCGTCTGGCATGCGTTCGGCGGCTTCGCAGATTCGAGCGGCCATCGGATGAGTTGTCAAGAATTCAAGATCGCCGTAAAGGCCTTCGCCTTCGACAAAATGAATATTGATTAGCTTGCCAAATCGATCGGTAGCACTTCGTGAATCGTCGGCGTGCGCTGGATGATCGATATTGACCTTGACGCCTTCATACATTTTTTGCGCGGCCTTAACGGCGGATGGCAAGTACTGTCGGCCGTTATCGCTGATGAGTCCTAAAACCTTGACCCCACGGATGATACCGTTCTCACGATCGACAACCATGCGGTTAGACGATCCGGAACTTTCAACAATGGTAACGAAAAACTTTGTGGCCATGTTTATAAGATACAACCTCGATTTCGTTATTGTCAACCGGATACTACTTCTTTCGCTTTTTGATTGGTTTCTTTTTAATAGTTTTGCCCGGTTTCTTTTTTGTTATTTTCTTTGGTTGCGGTTTTGGTTTTGGTTTCTGAACGAACTTTTGCGCCATCCGGATTTTTGGTGCCCTCCACATTTTCGCCTTAGGTTCCGGCAATGTCGGGGTTGCTGGCGGAGGTGTGTTCGCTGGCGGCGCTGGTATGCGATGATCGGCACGCGGATACGATGTTGGCTGGACCGATACCGGAGGCATGCTAGGTGGAGCCATCGGCGGCATTGGACCGATGACGATTGCGTCTGGCGGCGGTTGTTCTGGCGGTATGTAGCCAAATGTGGCGACCTGTTGCGCAAGATAGGACCTCTCGGCCACGATCTCATCAACAGCGGCTATCCGCGCTTGTCGGCGTCTCGAGGTCTCATTGGCGATCGTATCGTGATTCAGCAATTGACCGGTACGCGGATCAATGACCGACGCCCATTTCAATTGTTCTCCCGGCTCGAGACGATCTTGAGCGGCGCGCAATCGACGCGCGCCAACAGCCCAACGTCTCTCGCTAGGTGGAGCCTGAGCGAACCATTCCTCATATGTCGCCGGATCCGGGATAATGTCGCCTTGCCGATCCGTGAATAAGGCACGCAATGCCGGATCATTTTCAATGTGTTCGGCTGGCTGAAATACTGGCGACAGATTGCATCGACAATTATGCGCTACCGTGCCATCTTCCTCGATTGGCGGACGTGGCATTCTAAGCATTGATTCTTGACCGGGACGCGGGTTTCGGTAATAGATTGTGCCATTTCGAGCGGCATGATGCGGACGGACTCGCCAATCCATCGTGGCGTTAATCTGGTAGCCAATTATGATATCGCCTAGGTTTTCGTAGATCTCGAGATTGGCTTCGGTTGAACATCGGGTTGATTCTGTTCTTGCTACGCGTCGGGCGGTTGTACGCACGTTCTGCACGGTTGGGGCCATGCGTCGAGCCAATTGACCTGGCGTCTCACCTCTCAGCATTCCCATAGTCACGTCTTGAGCTACCGATTCCGGCGACGCCAGCGACGTTTGTTGCGCCATTCGTTGTTGCCATGTCGTTTGCCCTGATGGCGAATACACGATCCGGTCAACAGTTTCCTCATCGTCATCGGGCAATAATTGCGCCTCGATTCGCCGACGTTCCGCCGGGGTTGCTCGACGACCTTCGGCAATTCGTGTACGTGCGATGGCGTTGTTTTTTTCGCTGGCCATTGCCAACGATAGGTATTCGATCGGCACCTTATCGGCCAGCGTTGCGGCGGTTCGTAATCGTGACCGTTGAACGGCGTCACGTAACGCATCGGCCACGCCAGCCATAGCGACGGCTTGAATCTC